AAGTAACACCAAAGATAATACAGTCTTCAACTTCTCCGTGATGTTTTTTAAGATCATAGAGATATTCTCTCCTGATCTGTGCATATTCTACTGGTATATTCGCATTTAAATAAGCCATAAAAACTCCTCATTTAATTGTACCCCAATTAGGACCAGATTCATAGTCCACTTTGTTAGGCACTTCTAGTTCAACAGCAGACTCCATAATCTCTTTTATTTTATCTGCATTATCACTAACCGATATATCAAGTTCATCATGCACTTGTATATGTGGTGTGATGCCTTCTTTATGTAAATTTATCATAGCTTTCTTTGTCATGTCCGCAGCAGAACCTTGAATTAATTTATTTAATGCTTTGTATGTGAAAGCTCTTCTGATCCCTGGTCCGTGTTCCGCGAGTGCTGCATCGTGAGGTAATGGTTTATGGATACCAAACTGATTTGGTTCCCATAAATGAAACCTACATAGTCTACCCAATAAAGTTCTAACCTTACCTCTATCTTGTGCACGGGCCATAACACTATCCATTAATTGTTTTACAAACGGTACACGAGAATGATATTGTCTAAATAAATCATTAGCCTTTTCTTTACTAACACCAAGTTCAGCCTGTAATTTATTTTTACCCATACCATAAAATAATCCAAGATTAATTGTCTTAGCTTGTTCTCTGGGTATCTGTGCCATCTCAGCTACAATCTGGTGAAAGTCTGCGTTACCATCTTGATAAGCATCTAATACATCATTGACTGCATACATTTTTTGTAGTGATGCATAATGAACAACTAAACGTGGTTCTTGTTGTGAGTAATCAAATACTCCCCATTGACATCCTTCTTCAGGTATAAATAAACTTCTGATCAGTGGTCCAAGTTCTTTGTTCCTTGCTGGTATCTGCTGTAAGTTTGGATTGTTGTAACTGAATCTACCAGTGACCGTGCCGCCTTGATCTGATCTAAGTTGATTAATCTCTGCATGTATTCTTCCTTTATGTTCATGTTTTAATATGGTATCAATAAATGTGGTGTGAGCTTTGTTTATTTCACGAGCTCTAGCAATATGTTTAACTATTGGATGAGGATGATTCTTTAAAAAGTTTTTTGTAAAAGATGGAGAATTTGTTTTTTCAGTTCGGTCAAAAGGTAGGTTCAGTTTTTGAAAGACTTGCGCTATCGATCGAGCAGCCCATATTTGGGTATCTACTCCTGTTTCTTTTTTTACTTTTTGTAGGCATTCTTTTTCTTCTGTTAGCAGTTTGTGTTTTAATTGATTCGCTCCTTCAACGTTTACTCTCACACCTAAAAATCGCATATCAACAAGGCAAGGAAAAAGTTCGGTCTCTAAATCAAAAATAGCTTCTATATCTTGATGTTGTATCTCTTGTTTCATTTGTTGCCATAGATCTAAGGTTAGTTCTGCATCTCGCTCTGCATATTCTCCAACATAAATTGCAGGTAATTTATACATCTCAGACTTAGCATCTACACCCCAGATAGCTGCTGTTTCGGCTAATACAGCCTCATTTTTTCCCTTTCCGACATAATCCCGACCCATGGAGCCTAAATCGTAACGAAAGCGATTCTCGTCCACGAGAGAGCCAGCAATCATGGTATCTACTATACGACCATTAATTTTAAGTCCTGCAGCTCTAATAAAACATACATCGTACATAGCATTATGAAATATCTTAGTAGATGGGTAGTTTAGAATAGTTCTAAAGTAGTCCATAACTTTTTTCTTATCTAAGTTGCCACCACCTTCGTGTGCTATTGGATAATATCCTGACCATCCTTCAACAGCTAAAGCTATACCAACTATTTCTGATCTACCTGTAATAGAGCCCGATCCCATTGTTTTAAGATCAGGATCTTTTGTTTCTAAGTCAATAGATATTTCTTCATACTGTGATAGATCTGGAAAAGATTCTGGTGGCACCCATTCTGTTTGTGGAGTAAAAATTGGTTTTTTTATCATGAATAATCTCTTTCCAATATCATCTCTAAATAATGTATTGCTTTTTTTATATCTTGTTCCTTTCCTTTAGACTGATGCCTACAAATATATTTTATAGCATTGCCCTCCGCAAATAGCAATTTGTTCTCGTTTATAAACTCTGCGGGTTGAATCTTCATCTTACGATAATGCTTCCCACCAACTTGATCTTCTAATGAATTGTAGGTTGTTGATTTAAATAAATCTTTATCTGTCATATGCTGTATCCTTTGTATTCTTGTTTTGGTGATATGATATGTAGATGTTCCTTGGTCCGTGTTGCACCAACATAGAATAATCTATTCTCATCATCGGGGTTTTTTTCATAGGCCTTCATTGTGTTTTCACTTAAGTCAGTTAGCAACACAACGTTTTGTGCTTCACCACCCTTTGCACCATGTATAGTAGACAAAGTTATTCTTGGTGGTTCATTTAGTTTCTCTCCATTCTTTCTCATTTTTCTTAAATAATTAATATCTCTACTTGGTGCATCATCAAAAGCTTCATACCAAACTGCATTGCTATCTAGTTTTAAACCATAATCTTTTTTTAATGTAGTAATATCGTAAGATGCATCCTTTAACATACCTTTTAATTTTTTCTTATCTGTGTTGTCTTTCATGTAACCATATATTCTTTCTACTTGTTTATATGCTATCGGTTGACCTTTACGTAAGTTTTCCCAGTCTTGTGCAGCGTAATGTAAATCTTGTTCTTTGGTTTTCTTAAATTTATTTCTATAGTACAAACCGTTACGATATAAAGTATCCTCTAAATCTTTTAACATGTATTTAGTTCTAGATAGAATTAACCACTCGCCTGAAGTCATATTAAGTTGTTCAAAATCATCGTACCTTGATAAAGATCCTTTGTGCGTTTTTGGTTGCCAGGTTTTATCTATTCTATTTTTAACTTTATTAATTATATTCATCGCAACATTGTGCACCATCGCTGGTATTCTGTGTGATTGTTTTAATGGCATTATCAAACCTTTCTGTGCAATAAAAGAATCTACATCAGCTCCAGCCCATCTAAATATTGCTTGGTCATCGTCTCCTGCAATAAAAGAATCTGTAGTTTTATTCCAAATACTTTTTGCCATGTCCCATTGCATTAACGATAGATCTTGTGCTTCGTCTATAAACACTACGTCAAACTTTGGTGATTTATCTGATTTTATAAATTTTAAAATCATGTCATTAAAATCTATTAAGTTATATTCTTTTTTATATCTCTCTATTTCATTTTCAATAATCTTAAGTTTATCTCTTTCTAAATCTTGATTGTGCTCTGCTAAATCAAACTGTTGTTCGGCTGTAATATTTCGTAACTTTGCGAGATTAATTATTCGTAAGTATTCACTATCAGAAGTAAATATACCGTTGTGATCATCTTCAAATCTTGCATAGTTTACAGGAAAACCTAGTTTATTTCCAAGATCAATATAATGTCTACGCTGCATTACATCTTCTTTTTTTATACCTAGTTTTCTAAACGCTAAAGAATGTAGTGTTCTAAAATATGGAAGATCATCCTCTGTTAAATTAAATTTTTTAATCGCTCTATCTCTTGCTTCGTATGCAGCTTTCTGTGTAAATGCAAAGTATCCAACTTTATCAGGGTCTGTTTTTTTTAAATAACTATCTACTTTGTTTAATAAAGTAGTTGTTTTTCCTGTACCTGGTGGTCCTAATACAATTGTTTTCATTAATATGGTGAGTCCTCTTTTAATTTTTTTTGATTATATTCATCTATCTTCTTATCAAACTCTTTGACTACAAACACAGACAGTCTTTCTTTTCCTAATCTTTTATCTTCACATCCACATTTTTCTTTTAACATTTGTCCGGTTCTTTGGTAGCCCACATCCCACCTACGTCTAATTAAAAACTGATGATAGAACCTATCAAAAACAAAATGATGATGACCTTCTGAAGTCCATACACCACCTTTCTTTAAATCGTTTTTATCTGTTGATACTTGTCTATTTAAACAAAACTCTTCTAAATGATTTTGTAACTGATCCTCTGTTCTCATTCCCTGTGCGGGTTCTGTTACCTCTGCATTGTTTAATAATATATTTGTAAGTTGCACCCAATCTTTTTCTTTTAAAGTTATAGGTCTGTTTCTTAATTGTTTCATACATGCCTCTTGAAATAAACTTTGTTGTCTTAAGTATTTTACATTCTCTAAGTATAATCTTTCTCCATCTACATTAAGATAATAATAAGGATCCTCCAGATCAATAACCTGGAGGTCGGTTAGCCCAGGAAATAATATCTCTTGGCCAATACCATATTTTCTACTTCTACATAAAGTTCTATCACACATACTACACATAGGTTCATCTTTACATTTATATCCCCATTCTTTTTTCTCATGTTGATTTACAATTATTTGTACCTCTGAATCAGACAAAGGTTTTTGCATTGCAGTTGCATTAAATAACATTACTTTTGATTTCCATTCTGCCGGCCATTTTTGTTTTGCATAAACACCATAATGAAACAATGCATTATTTCTACCACCTTCACCTATTTTATTCATAGCTAATGTTTCAATACAAGGTGGCCCATCACTGTATTCTGATTCAGGTCTTTTAACTTTTATTAGAGTTATATCTTTTTGTTTTTTATTTTGATACAGATCAAAAAAACCATCCATACTAGCAGCATCTCCATTTTCAAGAAAGGCATATCTTGTTGTACTGTCACCATTAAAGTATGGTAAATTTAAAAAATTTCCTGTATCATCTTTCGATTTTAATTCTGTTTGTTTAGGAAAAACCTCTGATCCACCGTAACCTAAAACTGCTTTAATCTCCATTAGTTTATCTTGCATGGATTTTGCAGAAACATATTCTTCAGTAAATAAAAATACGTGTGCACCACCTGACTTAGATCTAAATACTACTAGTGGTAAATTAAAAGATTTTATTTTTTCTATTAATTGTTTGTGATCAAATCCTGCGTAAGAGTCTATGTCTATACAGCCCCACTTACAATTGTTATCATCGTTAATTGGTATAACACCTAAACTTTCAATACCATTTAAATGTTTTTGCCAAAGATCATCTGTGACTGGTTCACGTTTTACAAAAGATTGTCCTTTTACTTTAGTGCCATTACCATTCGATTCACCAATCTTAGTGACACCATGAGCACGATCTAATCCTTCAAATATTTTTTTAAACTGCTCAACCATAATTAAACGTGGGCGACTTACTCTCGCATAGCCGCCCACTACCTAGGATACGTTTAGTATGGTTGTTTTGATTCGTTTTCTTCCGAACCGTGTTTAGCCTGGACTTCCCCCTTGCCAACACTTTCAGCAAAACTCTTCGCCATCTCGTAAGCTGATTTATCAGTTACAGGACCTACTTTCGCTACATCCCAACCAAACCATGTTCCTTTGTCGTTAGACATCTGAACAGTGGATAGTTTATAAATGTGGCTGTATGTAGGCGGAGTAAACAATCCGTTCTTACCCTGCATTTTGATACCCATCATCATTGAATTCCATTTTCTACTAACTTTTAATTGAGTAGATTTCATAGAAATTAATGCTGTTTGTGGATTATCACCTAGCTGTAGTACAAAATGATTAGCAGTATTATCAAGATAGTTACCATTTGGCAATCTATCTTTATACGAAGCGTCTCTTTTGGTTTGATTAATTATATCACTACCTGCTTCGTGAATAGCTACTGGTGCACCTGATGATGTACCTCTGTCTTGCCATTCTATGTACTGTCTTTTGTAAAACACTGGCACAACATCAACACTATCATACAATTGATTAGTGACGGTATTAATTATTTTGCCAGGTTCAGCACCTTCTACATATTTACCATCTCTTTTGTTTACCTCTGGAGATAGTTGTCCCAAAATTTTTAAGAAAGGTAACGCAAGATCTTCTTGCGATATATTTTGAGCACCTTTGTTTGCATCAGCTTCAAACATATTTACTGCTAATGCACCTTCTTTTTTAGTTGCTACTTGGTTCATTTTTATTTGTTCCTTTTTATTGTTGTTTTATTCTCGGTAAATACACCGAAAATTTCCGTTGGCATTTCTTTACCTGCCTCTAAACGTTCACGGACTAACGCTTTCAGAGTCATAGGTTCAACCTTCATCTTTTGTGTCGGTTGAAACCCTTGACTCTTCGCAAGTTCAGCGTAGGACGCTGCCTTGTTATCTTCGTTACGACCAAATGCTACCAAGATCTCGTTCTTAATAATATCACCTAGTCCATTGTCACGAAGCCAGTTAAACGCCATTTCTTTATTTGCTTCACTAATGTGAGCTTTATAAGAAGTGGCAACTTTAAGATGTGATCCATCTTGAAGTTTTAATTCTGATAATCCCATCTCAGTCATCATGGTTGGTATAACCTCTCCTGATATGTGATCTCTTTTCTTTTTTAAAGTTTTTAAATTTTCTTCTGCTTTTTCTATATCTGAAAAAACAGACTCTAACTTAATAACTTGATCTGATAGTGATTCGATATTGTCTATCTTTTTTACACTATTCTGTTGGTCTTTTTCGAAATCAATGTTATTCATCAATCTCTCCTTTCTCATATAAGTTAATTTCAATGGGATAATATTTTCTTTCTTGTTTATCCCACTTTAGTAAATTAAATTTACCAGTTGTAATATCAGATACAATAGAACACGCAACACCTATAATCGCGGGATCACCTGTAAGTAGTAAATAATCTCTAGTTTTATAATTTTTTAAACCCTGTCTTAATTTAAAAATTAATGGACCTGGAGAAAATATCATTTGCGAAAACTCTGGTAGTAAAAATTTAAACTGACCATAACCACTTGCCCCCATAATATTTATTTTTGGATTACCTGCTTTTGTACCGGCTATCTCCTGAATAACATATACAGTAGACGTATAATTATTTTTCATATCTTCGTACTTTATGCTTTCTGACATTGACAAATCATATAACATCCCTTATATTAATGTCAATAGAAAGATATTATGAATTACAAATTTAAGTTGAAGCCTTATGGGCATCAAATGACTGCGCTTGAAAAGTCTTGGAATAAAGAGACCTACGGTTATTTTATGGAAATGGGTACAGGAAAAACAAAAGTATTAATAGATAATTTAGCCATGCTCTATGATAAGGGTAAAGTTGATGGTGCATTAATAGTTGCACCAAAAGGTGTTGTTAAAACCTGGCATGAACAAGAACTACCTGCACACTTACCTGATCACATAGAACACAAAACTGTATTGTGGCAAGCAAACATTACTAAAAAACAACAAACAAAATTAGAAACTTTATTTGAAACAGGATCTGAACTTCACATATTAATTATGAATGTAGAGGCTTTGTCTACAGACAAAGGTGTTAAGTTTGCACAAAAATTTTTATATTCACACAAAACTTTGATGGCTATGGATGAATCTACTACAATAAAAAATCCATCA